GTCGATAAACCTGCTAGCAACGCAGGAACACGCGCAGAAGAACTCGATCAAGGCATCCGTCCATACTTCAACTTGTACACACCTGAGAACGTCTTTGATTGGCGCTGGGAGAGAACTGAGTCAGGAAGGCATAAATTAGTTTATCTCAAAGTCCGCGAGGCTATTATTCGTGAAACGGCCACTGAGTCTTTAGTCCATTTCAGAATATGGACTGAGGACGAAGTTCAACTGTATGAGGTAAGTAATGAAACGGAACGTCTAGTTGAGGCTGTACCCAACCCCCTGGGATATATTCCAGCCGTTTATTGCCCAGCCGCGAGGACTGTCACCCGTGGAATCGGTAAGTCTGACATCGCTGATATTGCAATCATGCAAAAAGCTATCTATCAAGAACTGTCAGAGATCGAGCAATTGATCCGCATCTCTAACCATCCGACACTGGTTAAGACCTACGATACTGACGCTTCAGCGGGAGCTGGCGGGGTTGTCAATATGCCTGATGAGCTTGAGCCAGCCTTGAGACCATTTTTGCTCCAACCAAATGGAGGCAACTTGACGGCGGTCATGGAGTCAATCGCAAAGAAAACCGAATCAATCAACAGAATGGCGCATTTAGGCGCTGTTCGTGGAACGGATGCGGTCAAGGCTTCAGGAATCGCTTTGCAAACAGAGTTTCAATTGTTGAATGCTAAACTGGCTGAGAAAGCAGATCTGTTGCAACTGGTAGAGGAGCAACTGTGGTTTTTCGTATGCTTATGGCAACAAGTTACCCCTGACGTAGAGGTCAACTACCCGGATTCATTCGACATTCGTGACTATCCAAACGAGCTTGAGTTCCTGCAAATGGCTAGAGCTTCTGGTGTTCAGTCGCCTACGTTCATGAGAGAAGTCGATAAGCAGATCGTTGACTTAGTGCTTGATGATGAGCTACTCCATCAGGCGCACGAGGAAATTGATCAATCACGACAGCTAGGGGACTTTTCACAAGTACCAATTGAGGGTCAGTAATGGCGGCAGATAACGATCATGCGCTGATCGTTGATAACCTCGCAAGAAATCATGAGGCTAGGTTACTCAGATCGTTAGAACAACTTGAGGATCAAATATCTGATCTGGTTTCTGATGCTCCTATCAATAAAGGAGGAAAGCTATTCGATCTGACTTATGCAATCAGCTCACGAACAGCGATCCAAAACTCAATCACCGGGACTTATTTAACAGAAGCCGATGCGATTATCAGGGAATACGATCAAGTCGTTACCAGTCTCGAAACAATGTTTGAGAGCTACGGCTCGTTTGCCCGCATACCAGAAGGAGTCATTCCACAGCTACAACGTGTTTCGTTTCAAGGGTTTGAGGACATTGCGGCAAGGTTTACAGACGAACTCGCAAATTCTTTATATCAGAATACGCTTGTCGGTGGCTCTCGCTCTGACTCAGTTAAATCGCTCAGACAAAAAATCAATGGGGTTTACATTCAGGCAGATGAACCTGAAATCAGGCGTTTGGTTGCTATTGCGAAAGCGAAAGGCCCGGATTCGGACGATGCGGTTAGGCAACTACATCAGGTCTATGCGGCAGACAGAGCCGGAAACAATATGCGCCGATATGCCTCGCAGATGGTCAATGACTCGATCCGACAGTTTGATACTCAGATCGCGGTATCTGCTGGCAATGAAGTCGGAGCCGAAAAATGGAAGTATTACGGTTCTCTGATCGAAGATTCGCGGGAGCATTGCGTTAAATATTGGAAAAAAGTCTTAACTACCGATCAGATCAGAGAAATTTGGGCCAATCAAAATTGGGTTGGAAAAGCTCCCGGTGATCCATTTGTGGTTCGCGGAGGGTATAACTGTCGGCATCGTTGGAGACCATACTTTGACGAAGATGACGATACTCCCGACACTAGCATTGAACAGCAAGAAGAAACGCCAAAAAAGCGCATGGACTTGACTGGCGTAGCTGGAGACTCAGGAGTCATTCGGGCCGCTGAGACGATCATGTCCGACACTGTTGACCCATTAGCATTGCGAGTTGCTAACAAACTGCCAAAGCCAAAAGAGATAGTTTCCCGAAAAAATGGCGGGCTCTATGAGGCGTACCCTAAAAAATTAACCACAGATATTCGCGCTACTGATCGAGATGTCCACGCTGTCACGGCTCATGAATATGGTCATCACGTAGATTATGAGATAGCCCAAGTGGATGGTTATCCAAGATTGAGAGCGTGGTCAGAAAGTGATTCAGGGTTCGCAGAAGCATTCAAGCAAGACAGAAAGCATAACAACATTGTTGCGACAAAGACCCGGAACGAGGTCACCTATAATCTGATGAATGAGCTATTCGCCAAGGACAATAGTGGTTCGTGGGATTGGGAAACAAACCCTTATGATGGAAACTTGTGTGACATATTGGACGCGCTCGCGTTAGGGAATGCGCGGAATAATTTTCGCGGGTTTGGTCATGCGGTTTCTTATTGGTCAAGAAAGGGAGCCAAGGAAAAGGAATGTTTTGCCAATATGTTCTCGCTCTATGGAACTGTGAATTGGCCCAAGGTAGAAAGAATTGCCCCAAATATGTCGCGGCTTTTCGTTCGTAAATTACAGGAGATTGCTGATGACGGCTGAGGAGTTCATTAAGTCGCAAAAAGAAATACTCGATAACCTTAAAAAAAGGTATGCGGAAATTTTTGGTGAAGAGTCACCAGATTTATCTGATGCGTCTTTTTGGGGATCGGAGATTGATCTATTGAAAGACTCGATTGATACAGGGGTTCCGATCAATGTATCTAAATTGGCACAAGACGCTGATCTGTAAGAATTTGGCCCAATATTGGTCAAAAGTTACGCAAAAAAGACGCTGTACGTGAAATCTGAAAAGGTTTCGACACCGAATGGCTTCAGAATTTGCGTGTAGAAAGTAAATACTCATAGTGAGGTTCGTAACATGAGCGACAATGAAATCATGGCTACTGATATGGTTCAAGAGCCATTGGAAAATAGGCTGGAAACAGCGGAAGATTCGGCGCAGGAAGTCGATAGAAAATTCACCCAAGCTCAACTGGATGAGATTGTTGAGCAAAGACTGGCAAGGGAACGCAAAAAATTTGCCAAGCAGACAGAAGGAGTTGATTTGAATGAGGCACGTAGGCTACTTAACGAAAAAGAACAAGCTGAAATCGAGCGCCAAAAAGAAAAAGGCGAATTCGAGAAAGTCTTACAGCAACTCGCAGAAAAGAAAGATGCGGAAATAACCAGCTACAAGTCGAGACTGCAAGAAATTCAGGTTGATGGTGCGTTAATCAATGCCGCTAGCCAAAGCAATGCGGTTTCGCCAGATCAAGTGGTTTCATTATTAAAGAATCATACTAGGCTCGCGGATGATGGTTCTGTGGAAATTTTGGATAAAACTGGCTCTGTGAGATATAATGATGACGGGACTCCCATGCAAGTCAACGACTTAGTATCCGAGTTCCTGACTGCTAACCCTCATTTTGTGAAGGCATCGCACAGCGGTGTTGGATCGCAGGGGGCGGCAGGTGGCTCTACGCAGAAGCCTGTATCTGTGGCAGATATGCTGGAAAACTGGGAAACCGGAGGAAGGCAAGCGTTTGCCGCAATGAAGGGCAAGCGATAATCGTTTGTAAATTTATTCTGTAAAGGAGAGGCATCATGGCCGCATCAACAACCACAACTTTGAGCGATCTTTTCACCAATATCGTGGCAAACGCTCGTTTTACGGCAGAGGAAAATTCTCTGTTACGCAATTTGGTCACTATCTACAACATCGACGCACAAGCTGGTACAACCATTCAGGTTCCTAAGTATCCAGCAGTCGCGGCGGCTGACCTGACTGAAGGCACTGACATGACATCTACAACGGTGACAACTAGCTCAGTTGCTATCGCTGTCGGTGAGGTCGGGGCTCAAGTCTTTTTGACTGATATGGCTACTATGGGATCAGGCAACCCCGCTGATGAGCTGGGAACTGTTCTCGGTAACGCAATCGCAACTAAAATGGACTCAGATGTCATCGGTTTATTCGATGGGTTCTCAACTTCATTAGGTGCGGCGGCAACTGAGCTAACAGCGTCCTATTTGTTCCAAGCAGTAGCAACTATCCGTTCCAACAAAATCACCAGCCCATTAGTCGGCGTATTCCATCCAAAGCAAGTTTACAACCTGATTTCGTCGTTGACGGCGGCAGGCGTGAACCCTAACGGTGGAGAACTCCAAAATGAAGCTATGCGGACTGGTTTCGTTGGCACAGTTGCAGGCGTTGATATTTATCAGTCGGCAAATATCGGTATTGATGCTAACGGCGATGCTAAAGGTGCTGTCTTTGCCCGTGAAGCACTGGCAATGGCTATGAAGCGTGACTTCAACCTTGAGCCAGAGCGTGACGCATCTAACCGTGGTTTCGAGCTAAACGCGACAGCCGTTTACGGTGTCGGAGAATTAGACGATTCCTACGGGGTAGAAATGTTTTTTGATGCGACAATCTAAAAACTGAGCGACAGGCATGGCCTTGATTTATCGTGGAATGAAGTTTGCTGGGTATAACAAACCCAAAAGAACTGCAAAACACAAAACCAAGAGCCATGCTGTCGTTGCTAAAAAAGGCACTAAGGTCAGGTTGATCAGGTTTGGTCAGCAGGGCGTTTCTGGTTCCCCATACCGAAAAGGAGAATCAGCGGCAAGCAAGGCAAGGCGGAAATCGTTCAAAGCCCGTCACGCTAAGAATATTAAGAACTTCTTTTCGGGAAGTTATTGGGCTAATCGTGTCAAATGGTGAGGTATTAAATGGCATTTTCCACTGACGCAGACCTTCAGACGATAGTTCCAGACATCCTTGATCTCGGCGTTGATACTTTCGCTGATGAACATGGCAAAGCTCAAGCAGATCTAGAGCGAGAAATAAGATCAAAATGGTGGCCTAGGACGGGAAGAAAGGGAGAGATGAACCCTTTGCTCTTGACTGAATCACAATGGACCAGATGTAGCTCATATCTTGTTCTCTGGAAATACGCTTTACCACAACTGACAAACTGGGTTTCTCAAGGCGGCGGAACAGATCGATTCCGGGAAATGATTTCGTTCTACCGTGATCTATACGGTCAAGAATTGGAGTCTGTTTTGCGCGATGGTGTTGAATACGATTTCGATGAAGATGGCATCATTCAAGATGATGAAAAAGATTTAACATTCACTGGGCGCTTAACCAGATGAGTAGCTCAGTCAGCATAAAAAAATATGCACTGACCGTCAAAGGGTTAGGCCAGAAAATAAGCAAAGCGGCAGATAACGCTGTTTTTAGGGCGGCACAATTAGGCATCCAGATTATTGAAGATCGCACAGATGAGGGGAGGGGAGTGAACAAAGCTTTCCCCGCTTACAGTGAGAAATACCTCAAATGGAAGAAAAGGATTGGAAAGCACAGAAGCTCCGCTGTCAATCTTGAGCTGACCAATGATATGCGTTCCTCCATGATTCC